ACCCCTAACGACATCGTAATTCCACCAAAGAATGATAACCTTCAAGAATATTAGATATAAAAACTTTTTGTCAACCGGCAATCAGTTTACCGAGATTGATTTCCAGGAACATCATACTAATCTGATTATTGGAACAAATGGCGCGGGCAAGTCCACTATGTTGGATGCTCTCACTTTTGTATTGTTTAATAAACCATTCAGAAAAATTAATAAACCTCAATTAGTTAATACAACTAATGAAAAAGATTGTGTTGTTGAAATTGAGTTTTCTATAAACAATAAAGATTATTTGGTTCGTCGGGGAATTAAACCAAATAAATTTGATATTGAGGTAAATGGTAATCCTCTTCATAAAGAAGCAGATGATCGTGCCAATCAACGTATTCTAGAAGAAAATATTCTCAAGGTAAATTACAAATCTTTTACTCAGATTGTGATTCTGGGTAGTAGCACTTTTGTGCCTTTTATGCAATTGACCACTTCCAATCGTCGTGAGGTAATTGAAGATCTTTTGGACATTCGTATTTTCTCTGCGATGAATAGTCTTATCAAAGATAATATTCGTACAAAGAAAGAGCAGATCAAGTCACTGGATCTTAAGAAAGATACTCTTAAGGATAAGATGAAGATGCAGCAGAACTTCATCGAAGAGTTGGAGAATCGTGGTAATGCCAATATCAATGCCAACAAGGAAAAGATTGCCAATTTAGATAAGGAAGTTGGTGTTTACATGAAAGAGAATGACAGCACAAATCAACAAGTAGAAGAACTGACTAAGTTGCAAACAGATTTAGTTGGTGCTGGAGATAAGTTAGTAAAACTAAACAATCTTAGGGGTAAAATCTCTCAAAAGGTAAGTACAATTACCAAAGAGCATAAGTTTTTTACCGAAAATACGGTATGCCCTACCTGCACCCAGAACATTGAAGAAGAGTTTCGGTTAAATAGAATTACAGATGCTCAAAATAAAGCAAAGGAACTTAAGAACGGTTATGAAGAACTTGAAAAAACAATTGAGTTCGAACAGGAGAGAGAGCGTCAATTCAATGCCCTATCTCAGGAGATTACAAAACTAACGCATGGCATTTCTCAAAACAATACTCGGATTAGTCTCAACCAAAGACAAATCAGAGATCTTGAACATGAAATTCAAACTATTACCAGTAACCTACAAAACCGAAATACTGAACATGCGAAATTAGAAGAATTTAAAGCAAATCTCCAAAAGACAATTGAATACCTCTCAGACAAAAAACAAGAAATCGTACATTACGATTTTGCCTATTCCCTTCTAAAGGATGATGGCGTAAAAACAAAAATCATCAAGAAGTACCTTCCATTCATTAATCAGCAGGTCAATCGTTACCTTCAGATGATGGACTTCTACATCAACTTTAAACTTGATGGGGAGTTTAATGAAACTGTAGAATCACCAATTCATGAAGATTTCTCTTACAGTTCTTTTAGTGAAGGTGAAAAAATGAGAATTGATCTGGCATTACTTTTCACATGGAGAGAAGTTGCCAGACTTAAAAACTCAGTAAACACCAACCTGCTGATTATGGATGAGGTATTTGATTCCTCGCTTGATGGTTTTGGAACCGAAGAATTTTTAAAAATCATTCGTTATGTTATTAGTGATGCCAATATATTTGTCATCTCACATAAGTCAGATTTACATGACAAATTTGAAAGCGTCATAAAATTTGATAAGGTTAAAGGTTTTTCGCGTATGCTATGAATTGGAAAAATGAATACAAGTCTTTGAAAAGACTCAATAAAAAACAGAAGGAACTTTTAGAGAAAGGACCTAAGAGTCTTGCATCTTCATGGGCAATTTTAGCAATGTATAATGATTGGAAACGTATTAAAGGAACTTCTGAAGAATAATATGAAAGTCTTAATTACTGGTCATAAAGGTTTTATTGGTAAAAACGTTTATGAGGATTGGCAAGATACAATAGGATCTCCGAATGTTTATGGGATTGATTTTCCCGATGATGTGGAAAATTTTTCTGGAGGAGATTTTGATATAATCATTCATTTGGCTGCATATGCAAACATTAGGGAAAGTTTAGAAGACCCTCAAAAATTTTATGAAAATAATGTTTTAAAGGCAAGAAAAATTTTTAATTGGTGTCGGCAAAGTGGAACTAGACTTCTTTATGCATCATCTAGTTCTGTAGAAGAAGATTACTGGGAAAATCCATATGCGATGAGTAAATGGATTAATGAAATTATGGCACCACCTAATTCTGTTGGATTAAGATTTACTACAGTTTATGGTCCAGATAGTCGTCCTGATATGATGTATCGTATGCTGCAGGATAAAACGGCAACTTATGTGACTAATCATCGTAGAGACTGGATTCATGTGAAGGATGTATGTCGTGCCATTAGATATTTGGCTACTAGTGGTATCACTGGTCCAGTTCCTGTTGGTACTGGTAAATCTGTATCTGTCAAAGAACTTGCCGAAAAGATGGGAATGGGACATCTGCCAGTTAAAAAAGTTACACCAGGTGAACGACAAGACAATGTGGCGGACATTAAAATACTAACTAGTGTGGGATGGTTTCCCACCATTAATGTTTTGGACACTATCAATGTTTAAACCAAACTGGCAGCATCACTCCAAAAAGGAGCAGAAACGAACTCTCAAACCTCAAGCAATGAGAGCACGTAGAGAAGCACTCAGACAATTTAAGAAGCGTCACATGAACCGCCCTGATAAGGCGGTTTCGTCGTATTATGAGTCCATACGAACGGAGAATTATGACAGTTTCGCACGAGATCAAGTCGCAACTTGCTAAACTACTGGCAACTGAAGATCTTGTGGTGGAGCATAAGCAAGTTGAAACTGCTTGCTTCAACGTTCATACTCGTGTTTTGACCCTCCCTATGTGGGAGGGTGCCACCAATGAGATTTACGATATGCTGGTGGCACATGAAGTTGGTCATGCACTTTATACCCCCGATCGCGATTGGTTGAAAGAATATAAAATTCCCCCACAGTTTGTAAATGTGGTTGAAGATACTCGCATTGAGAAGATGATGAAACGTCGTTATGCTGGTATTGCCAAAACCTTTTATCGTGGATATAGTGATCTTTCCGACAAAGATTTTTTTGGTATTGAGTGTGAAGATGTCAGTAAAATGAATCTTGCCGATCGTGTAAATCTTTACTTCAAGGTTGGTAGTTTTGTTGATATTCCTTTTGGGGAAGATCTTGAAATGCCTATCGTCCGTATGATTGAGGGTTGTGAAGATTTTGATGATGTTCTTCTGGCAGCACAGGCACTCTATAAGTATTGTCTAGATCAGATGAATACTGAGACTAAAACTGATATGGATTCTTTAGAATCACAAAGTTCTGGTTTTTCTGCAGATAATGGACAGCAGCAAGATATTGATAATCAATATCAAGAAGAGCAAGAAGAGAAACAAGAAGAATCTGAGGATGGGGAAAATAATGCAGATCTTGAAACTCCAAGTTATCAGCAAGATGGTGGAGGAAGTGTAGATCCGCAGGTCAATACGATGAATTCTCTTGAAGAATCTATCAAAGATCTTATTGATAAGAGGGGGGTAGAAAATGTGTATATTGAGATTCCTAAGGTAGACCTAAAAAAGGCTGTGGTTTCAAATGCTACAATTCATGATGCCTGTCACGAAATGTGGGATAATTATCATAATAATTCCGTTTTTGATGCTGTTGATTCTGAATTCCTGAAGTTTAAGAAGTCTGCTCAGAAAGAAGTCAACTATCTGGTCAAAGAATTTGAATGTCGTAAGTCTGCAGATTCCTATGCTCGTGCTACCACTGCCCGCACTGGTATTTTGGACTGCACCAAACTCCATACTTACAAATACAATGAAGACCTATTCAAGAAAGTAACGACTCTTGCTGATGGTAAGAATCATGGTCTGGTGTTTGTGCTGGACTGGTCTGGTTCTATGACCCAAGTAATGTTGGATACTGTAAAGCAACTTTTTAATCTTGTTTGGTTTTGT